ACTGCTTCGCTCGCTCGCCCGAATACTCCGTCAGATCAACGGTCGGATACTTCTGGCGATAGACCACGCCGTACTCGCGGAGGAACTTGGCAACGCCGAAGCCCGTGGCACCATCGGAGAATCCGCCGTAGGGCTGGGCACCGTCGCCGGGTTTTCCTCGGGCTTCGACGCGGGCACCGCCGTACAACGGCTCGGTGGCTGGCAGCAGCGGCGGCTCGGGCAGTTTGCCGAGCGACCACGAGACGGCATCAGCAACCGCCACAGCGTGCATTCCGCCCCAGCTCGTGCAATCACCAATGAGTTGCCTGCCAACGACGAACGGCTTGCCGTAGCGTGCTCGGTGTGCGGCGTCGAGTTGCCGATACAGAAACGTGTCAATCCCTTTGGCTTCCTTCATCGCCTCGGCACCGGCTTGGAAAAAGTATTTTTCGTCACCGAGAGTGGCGAGAAACTGGCGAGTACCGACAGGGTCAGGCGTGTAGCCAAACCGTGCGTCGATGGCGTCAGCCGTGCGGCGAGTAGCTCGCTCCACGAGCACGCCGAGGACCGCCATGACGATGACGAACGACACAGCGGACAGTGACCAGCGGTCAGCGCGTGACATCAGCGGCAGCCCTCGAAAGGTCACGAAGTGCAGCCACCCACGCCGCCCGGCTCTCGGGCGTCACGGGACCGCCAGACGAGCCGACAGAGTCGTCAAGGAACTTGTGAACCGCGTCACGCACTTGCGGCTGGCGAGCACCGATTGACTCGCCACGGCATCGCATCTCTCGGGCGGCAATGCGTAGCTCGTCAAACGCCACGCCGGTCTTCAGTCGCTGGTCGTGCTGCCCGTCATATTCGATGCACGACGCAAGTTCGCCGCACAGAGCCGACATCGTCGCGGCATCCTCTGCCGCAGTCGGGCCGATGAACTTGCCTCGCAGCGTGAACGCATCCGGCGGCACTGGCACAGGCTGCGGCGTCGGCGTACTCGGGCGGCTCGGCATGAACGCAATAGCAGCAGCCACGACCAGCGCCAACACAGCGACATGCTTCCCGTCGATGGTCGGCATCTTCGCCGTAGCGATGAACGCCTTCACCTTCTCGGTGATCTGCTGACCGGCGAGGACATAGACGGCGAAAGCCACGAGCAAGGCTGTAATCACGTTGACGACCTCACCATTGGGAGCATTGATTCAACTGCACCACTTGCGAGAGCGAGGACAAACGCACGCAGAGCCGGTCGCAGGACTGCCCACGCCGGCCACGCCATGAGCGGCACGCAGCTGCTCGCCGTCGTGTCGAAGAGAGCGGCGACAGCAGCAATGGCGATAGCCTTCTTTTCTGGACCGGATAGCGTCTTCACACGGTCGAGCGTCTCCACTGCGAGACGCAGCAGAGAAACCATCAGCCGTCCAAACTCTTGCCACGTCAGACCGTCAGCCGCCGTGCGCCGGGCGTCAGACAGAAATTGCATGACTTTTGCGTCGAGGCCGGCGACGGCGGATGGATGGTCTGGTGCCATCCCGTCAGACTAGGTGGGGCGGGTGATGTTCTAGACCGGCTCTGCCGGTGCCTTGCAGCCTTTGGTTCGCAGCGTTCCGGCGTTGAGTTCCGGCCACAGTTCGTGCGAGTGAATTGCTGCCAGAATGCCCCACGCTGCGTGCCCAAGATGCGGCTCGCTGCGGTCGCCGCCGAGGAATTGGTAGATGTGTGCCAAGACGTGATTCAGAAGGTCATGCACTGGCATGCCCTTTTCCCAGTTCCAATCGCCGTACTTTTCAGCGCCTTCAGCACACGCACGGGCGACTTCTCGCAGCCCGATGGGAGAGACAAGGTCGTAGCGAAACTCCTCAACGTCTGACGAGCGAACGGCACCAGTGCCAAATTTTGCTGTCGTGCCGGGCCGGATGTCGTCCTGCTTGGCAAGGATGCTGTCACCCGTCCAGCGGATGTCGTCCGTCGAGGCTTCCATCTCCTTCTGTCCTTGCAGAATCCAATCGACCGGGATCTGCTCGTCTCGCTCGGCGTGGTACTTCTCGGCGCTGGCCTGTGCTGCCACCTTCCAGCGTGCTGGTGCCTCGTCCGCCGGCTGGCACTTGCCGGCTAGGCGAGTCTCCACGGCGGCTCGCAGCTGTGCGTTGGTGTCTTCCAAGTTGGCGATGTGTCCCTGCATCTTTTTCCTTTCAATGAGAAGTCGTGCCACGTCTGCGGCGAGTGATCCTGATGTGCCGCACCACTGGCCCTGATAGCGATACGCTCGCTGCCGTGCTTCGGCGATGTAGTCGTCAGTTAGGTCATAGTCCATGTGTCTAGCTCGTCAGCACTCCTGCAACGTGCATTGACGACAGCCCGCCAGCCGGGTCGTACAGAAACGTCTCCATCGCTTGCCGTGAGCCGATGAATCCGTTGACGCTGTGCCAATCGTCTGGCGGACAAAGAGCCGGTGCCGTCCTGACGATCACGCCGTCAAGCGTCTCAATCGGTCGCTGCCATTCCGCAGCCTGCGAGTGGAAGTGCCCTGTGTGCCATTCACGGTATGGGCACTCGCTCCACTGGCGTGACGCTTCCAGTGCCATGATCTGTGGAAGCTTCTTCTTTGCTCGATGTCCGTGGACAAAGCCCAGAAGATTCCGCCCGTGCGTCAGGTACTGCCGTCCCGTGAAATCTGCCTTGACCGCCACAGACTTAGACCCGCGAAAGCGTTCCTGCATGATTCGCTGGAACGTCCACGACAGCACCTCGTCGTGGTTGCCGTTGACGATCACGACGTCGGTCGGAACCGTGTCGGCGGATTGATGCACCAGAGACAAGAGCGTGTCACAGCCGACTTGAATCATCTTCTGCAATCGCCCGTCACGCTCTAGCGGTGTACCACTTGTGGTACTGCCGTCCGGTCGGTCGTAATGGAAGAGGTCGCCAACGAAGGCAATCGTGCGTCTCGCTGGCTTGTGCGTGTCGCCGGTCGCCAGCAGCTGCGTGCCCGTGTCGCCCACCAGGCGATCGGCGATGTCGAGGTCGTAGTCATCGAAGCCGGTCGTCTTGCCCCATGCGTACTTCCCGAAGTGCGGATCGGCAACGACGAGCACTTGCCACGGCGCGTCGCGTTTTGGTGCTTTGACAGACTTGGTCAAAGGCTTTCGGATGTCCTTGCGGGCGGCGTCAATCATCGCCTGCACTACCTCGCGAGTCGTCGGCCCGCCTTTCGGCTTGAGCCTGACGAACACCCGGTGCAGTTCAATGCTGCCACCGTCGCCGTCGCCGCATTCCCACTTCGTCGCCTCGCTGGCCGCAATCTCAAAGCGGCTCATGTCCGCCTCTATGTGCTTCAGCAAGTCCTCAACGGTCTTGATTCGCTTGGACGTTGACCGTGCCTCAAGCACGTCGCCTGACTGCGACTGCGTCACTTGCTCGGTGTCAGGGTTGGCGGCAGCAGCCTTTGACACCTGATCCTTGGCGACGTCTCGGGCGACATCAGCTCTTAGACTTTTTCCAGCCATGCGATCACCCCTTGCATGCCAACGTCGGAGATGCCACGAGTACGCATGTTCTCGGCCAGTGCTCTCGCCACGGTCTTCTTCCGGCTGCCCAGTTCGCCAGCCGTCCACTCTGCCTTGATGGCGTCCAGTTCCTCGCGGTGCTCGGGTGCCAGCCTCTCGTACCACGTCGCTGGACCGATGCGAGCGTCACTGACTGCCCGGCGAACGTCGTCGAGCAGGCCGCTTTGGCTTTTCGTCTTCACGCTTGGGCTCCTTGCGTTCCAGATGAATCCAGCCGTCGTCGTCTGGGATGCCGCCGCCAGCGTGCTCCTCGTCGTCGTCGAGGTCGGGCGGCAGGATCACCGCCTCGGGCTTCGACTGTGGCTTGGTGCGTCCCATGCACCTAGGGTGGCAGCACTGTCAAGCGTTACGCAGGGCGGCCTGGATCGCCCGCAGCTTTAGCATTAAGCAGGCGGCCCGTCCTCATTGCTGCCCGCCTGCCTTTCCTGCGTGCCACCAAAATAAAAATCCGAGAGCGTCTTGGCAGCCGCCTCAATCCTTTCTTGCTGGCGGTATCCCCACTGGTTCCAAGCCTCTTGCCTCTCGTTGCATTTGCACGTACCCGATTTTGAGAGCATCGCCACCCGCTCTTTCGTGATCCCAACAAAAGTCAAAACGCCTTCAACAGCGTCACCCAGACGTATTGCTGGCGTCCTCATCACGTCGCGGAGCGTCGGGGCAGGAACTTCTTGAACAACCTTAATGCCCTTCGTCTCAGTGCGGCACTCGCGGTACGTGTTGCGTCTTTGCGCTACATATCCACACGCAGGGCACGTCAGCGATTCATTTGAGAAATCACACTGTCTTACGTGAGCGTCCACGTGAGTGTCCCTGTTTGCGTGTATCTCCCAAACAAAGGGTCAAACGTAAATGCTGTGATTGTTTCACTTCCTCTGCTTCCTGTTACTGTATTGCTCCCTGTCAAACCAGAACCGCACATCGGGAAGCATAGATTGCCAGACGATAAGCCGCCTGATGCACTGAAGCCGGGCAAAAACGCGTCCGTAGACAACTGGTACCCTAATGTTCCCGGTATGAACATGTCTTCTAGCGGGCCTGCATCAATCGGGTACTGTCCTTGGATTGATGTCCTTGTTCTTATCTCTCCTGGAATCGGAATTCCCGACCAACTCACTTCCACAATCATCCCCGCCTCGCCACAATCTTCGCACGCTTGCTGGGCTGGAGCGTTTTTTCCTCGTTCGATCACGATGCTAACTGTTCCACCAGAAGGGACGGTAAACGTCCCAGTGTATTGACCTCGCTGAAGCCCGCCCCACTCTGGGCATTGCGGCGATGTGTAACTTACAACATAGTCACCATTGAGTCCAGAGCGGTCGGCAAATACGCTGTCGTACGTATACCATGTTGTGTAACCACCGGCTGCATTATTATTAGTGATCAGTATGTGCTTGTCGCCTGGGTACACATCAATGTCCAGCGATACACGAATGTCTGTCGGGCACTCTTTTCCATCGCACCCCTCCGACAGAAACATGTATGGATCAGACAGGTCGCTGCATGCCGTAACAGTCTCTGGTGCGTAAGCGCCTCCGGGAGACACGGTCGCAAAACCAAAATCAAACACGTGCTCGTTGACGTTTTGTGAGTACAGCGCAGGCGTCGCCGCGTACTTAGCCTGACCCCAAAGGCAGTTTGGGCGTTTGCCTAATTTACGCCCATTTGCAATACGAGCCGTTCTTGTGGCGAGTCCCAATAGCGCCACGCCTAGCTCGCCGCTGCACGCGTCAAACTGGTAGACAACCTGACGGCATGGAGAGTACGGAATAGGGTCGCTGATATAAATTGAGGCCGAATACTCAACCTTTCGCATCACAATCGGAGACAGCAGCCTGGTCTCAAAATTGAAGCATCCAGGGCCGCCGTTGTAAGGAGCGGGCGGCATGAACCCGCTGTAAGAATTTGCAATCCCAAGCATCGGGTCAGGCGACCGAGACGACAGGAACGTGAGCGAGTACGTGCTTGGCCTGACAGCCGATGCGTCGCCGTAGAACGAAGGACGGCAGTCGCAGAGACATCGGCTGTTTACTCCAATGTCAAGCTGGATAGAAAGCGATCCAATGTCGTCAATTGCCAAGCGTCCGTATTCGTCAACGGTGGGCGGTATAGACGAAGAATCAACGACGGACAGAACGTATTCTTCGCCACTGCGTAAATCGTACTCACCCGATCGCGAAAGCGTGACGCTAAACGGTATGTCGGTTCGCGTGTAATTTTCTTCCCACGCGCGTGGGTACAGTAAGTATGTGCCGGCGATGGTCGCTGTAATTCTGTCTTTAGAAAACACAAGAGTTGTTGAATAGTTAAGCACGCCGGTGGGCGTTCCGGCCTGCCCAGACACGCTGTATGTGTTTTGTTCTTTGTCGTACTTACCAAAGGTCCCATCAGAATTAAGCGTCTGAGCATCAACGGCAGAACCAGACCACCCTTGCCCGCGATACATCAGGCAGAACGAGCCACAGCACTCACTGCACGAAGACCCCAGCATAAAGCCAACCGGATACATTCCAGCGGCGAGAAAGAATACGCCCCACAGAACGAGCGACAGGGAATCTACGTTCTCAATCATCTAGCACTCCGCAGCTATGAGTATCCACTCGCTGCCAACGTAAGTGATCGCACAAGCCTTGTTGCCGGTGCCACCTATTGCGGCGAAATAATTCTTTACGCCTGCGTAGGTCGCACTTGTTGTGATCGCATCGGTGACTGTCGCGGTGGCATTCTTTGCCCAAGGTGCCGTGAACGTGCCACGCACGATGCCAGACTGAAGCCGCACCAGCGCCCAGTTTGAATCCTTCCACAGCACTTGTGCGCCGGTAGCCTTGCCGAGGTCAGCCTCCTTCAACTGCACGACCCCGCTAACCGCCACCTTGCCGATCTTCCCGCTCTCAATCGGCTCTACTGCCACACACCACGGCTTTGGCGTCGCGTCTGGCGTGTCACCCGTCAACACCGGCATCTCCTCGAAAGACGCCGTAGCCCCGCCTGACTCGCTCGTGGGCGTTATCGCCACGCCAGTGATTGCCAGCACGCCCCATCGTGCGACTGTCACAGACGGCTTGCAGTACGCCCACGTGTACGGCTTGAGCACTGGCGAGCCGGTAGTTGCGGACGTTCCTGTGCTCGCCCCTAGTACGAGGTCAGCAGCGTCCTGCGCCCGATTCCACGCCCGTGCCGAGATGGCACCACGTAGCGGCTGGCCCGGCTCTATGCGTCCGTCTGGGCGTGGCATCAGACGTACCCTGTGCCGATTCCGAGTTGGCCGAAGTCAGATTCTTTGTAGACCTGATTCACGTATACGGAGCGCGGTTTTTGCAGCATCGAAAAGCCGCTTTGAGTGTTCTCGTACCTGACCCACAGGTACTCATGGCCTCTTTTTGCGATGCCAGTGATGTCTCCGACAGTTTCATTGGTCACGTTCTTTGACGCCACGAATCGATACGAGAGCGACCACGGTCCTTTTCCCTTCTCGTCGTCCCACTCTTGCGATCCCGAGCATCCGACGAACAGAACCTCACCTGGCTCAAACCCTCTGAAGGCTCCATTGTTGGTCGTGCCGGTAACCCCAGCCAATCCACGCACATAGGTGTCAGTGACGTAGGCGTTGGGTACGTCGTACTGCTCTTGCCATTGCAACTGCGGCACGACGATATCCACGCCATTTACGCCGTTTGCATCAACGCCGATCGCCTTGTACTGATACGGCGAGCCGCCAAAGCCCCCTGGGTATCCCATTTCAGACTCGGCCTGCGTGATGTGCTTCGTCCCGCCTGTCGTGTCGAAACTGCGAGCCCGCTTCATCGGGTCAGTCGTTGACGGCTCGGCCC